CTCTTAATATTTGTAAGTAGATTGCGTTTAACAAGAGATTTTAACCTCTCAAACTCTTGAACAGCTTTCGCTTTCAAGGCCACACTGTCACCTTTTCTTGCTCTTGAAGCCATTACAGCCATATTCTCAATAGAACAAACACGCTTAATCTGTTTCTTTATTATATCCTTTATTGTTAAGTCGAGAGGCTTTTTATCGTAAGCTTTCCAAGAACTTGTTTCGTTTAATGCATTAATTACCTGTTCTTTGATATCTTTACCTGTCTTTGTTGTAGTTATATCTTCGCCTTTCTTTGATGTTTGTTTAACGATACCGAATATAACAACAGCTCCGCTACCAATTAATTCAGGTGAATACTCAATGACGTTCATATGAGCCTTACTAAACATCTCACCAAAGACTTGAATTGGTGCTCCAACTTTTGCTTCAAGGCTCTTAAGTAAATTTTTAATTTTACTCCTATTAAGAGCATCTAAAAATTCTCCAAATCCTTCAAAAACATCATTCTCTAAGGTCTTTGACATGCTTCTATAAACATCAGAATCGGTAATAGGATTACCTCTTTTTGTTTTTACAAAGATATTATCATCCTCATCTAAGCCAAAAGAGACATTTGAACCATCATATTTTTCAGACACTTCCCAAGCACCACCGCTGAAGAGATTGCAAAAATCTTTTGGTGACATTTGATCGATGTGTGGTATATTTACCATTTTAACCGCTTCGCCTAAAATATTAGCTGGCGCCTTTTCAAGAAGTTCGTCGACATTTTTATTACTAACATTACCTACAAACGGTAAGAGATAATTGAGAGCAGACTTAGCATCTTCAAGAGACATTTGACCGACTCTTCTGTTTCTACTTGGATCCGGTATTTTAGTTTTAATGTTATCAATTAAGCTATCCCAGATGACTTGTTTTCTTTGTTGATCAAAAGTAGAAATTAATTTAGCCATCTCAACAACATGTTTCATGTGTTCAGGTGTTTTAAATCCGAGAATATTTGATATTATTTCCAATTCATCGTAAGAAACGTTACCAGCATCGCCTTCTGTAACAAATTTGTGTAATTGATCATACTTTACACCACCTTCACTGAAGCCCTTCTCCTTACCATCCACCATCCATTTAATTTTATAAGCAAGGCCTGCACCGCCGAGTGTATATCTTATGCTAAAAGTAATCTCACCCTTCTTTTCATTCTTCTTCTTAAAGGTTTTGTACTGCTCCGTGCCTTCAATTAATTTGTTTAAATTTTCTATTTTTTTGTTATCAATCGGCGTTGTTGAAGCAATAGCTCTAATTAAAAGATCACGAACTACACCCTTTACACCAGCAGCAATATCTGCAAAGCTTGAAAACTGTGTAAACTTAAAAAAGTTTTCTTTACCTGTTATATCAACAATATCAATTTGTATAACGCTATTTGTACCTCGGACAACAACAGCTGTGTTAACTTCACCACCACTTACTATCGCAGAATACTTACCTGCAAACTCCGTGTTTAAGAAAAAAGCAATATCTTTTGCAGAAACACCATTATTAAAAAAGACATCTAAATCTATATCTCCAAAGTCTTTTTTTGTCTCAAGGGCCTTATCTATTATTTCAGGTGTTTCTACTTCATTTGGTTCAGGGGCCCTTAACCCTGCTTTTATTGCAAAAAGTCTACTACTACCGAGTACATAAGACGGTTCAGTGTTTTTTATAAAGTTCTTTTTTCTTAAAACAGTAAGTAGTGTTTGTATTTCATCCAAAACGACAGGTGAAACCGTAGCTCTAATATAATTAAGACTTTTATTACCTGTTGCTGCTTTAAGATCGTCAACAAGATTATCAGCAGCCTGACCACCTTCAGTAAGAATCACACCATCAAGACGTAGAAAGCTTTTATAGTAATTCTTGTAGCTTAACATATCTTTAATCTTTAATTACTGCTCTTCAATTGAATCAATTGTAGATTGCATCGATGTAGGTGTAGTATCGAGTAATTTTAAAATCTCCTCTGCGACAGATCTTGGTTTAGCGTCACCCATTTCTTGATTTAGTGTATCGACAATATTAATCTCCTGCTCAGTAGGTTTATGTACAAAAGCCTTTACAAGTAAGTCGAGATAAAATTTTTCACCTTCTGAAGAAAGAGGCTGTGTCTCTGGTTCTTCAGGTTGAGTTGCAACATCGGTTGCATCAGGTGCTTCAGCAGGAGCAGCACCTGTTAGATCTTCACCCTGTTCTAAAATTCTTAAATAGTTATCGATAAGTTTAAGTGTCTTCATAATTAACCTTTAGTTACTGCTTTAATAGCGTCTTTTGTACGTGCAATGCGATCTTTAATTGCTTTCGACAGAACCGGCTTTAGTCTTGATTGCTCGTTATCGAGAATTTTGAGATCCGAAGCAACAGGACCTCTTGGTTCTCTTTTAGCCTCCTGATCTGCAGCATCACGAACAGCATCTACTACTTCATTATCTTCCTCTCTAACAACCTCAACAGAGTATGTTATAACAGTACCATCGTTAAATTTTAAGATAATATCGTCGCTTGTGTTAGTAATTTGTATGCCTTCAAGACCAATATCCTCGAGTATTGCTTTGTTACTATCTGCTAGGAGAGCTCTATGAAAAATACGCTTTATTGGCGTTACTTTGTTTAATTCGTGTGCAGCTAAAGGTCTGCTTTCTGCTACTAATTTGAGAAATTTACTCATGTTATTATTTATGTAAGAAGTGCGAGTTTTATCTGATGCTGATTAAAATATGCGTTTTTAAGGTAGTTTAAATCATTCTTTTTGAGAAAATTGTTTAAACGCCTGAAGGAAAAGTTAATAAAATTAAACTGCATTGATTGTGATACAGCTTTTTCGAGCTCTGAGCATATCTCAGCATCATTTATACTTTTAAGCCAAATAATTTCTTCAAAAGAAGCTCTATTTGTGTAAATGTATATAGGTAAAAGAGCCTTACATCTACCGACAATATAGTTAAAGTGTTTTATATCGCAGTTTTCCCTAAAATAAAAAATATTTTTGCGTTTATTGTTTTTTAAAAAATCGCACAGCTTGAACAAAAACGCACTATAAAAAATCTTTTTAATATCTGTATTTTTAAAATCAAACTCTATATTATAATCATAAGCAGTATGATTTGTAGCATAGTATGCGTCAATATAAAATTTGTTTAGGTCAACAAGCCATGCACCACCTATCTCAATTTCATAGACCTCGCTTTGGTTTTTTCCCGATTCTGAGATTGATAATTCCATTGTAGTATGCGTCACTTAGGAGTACTTCGCGCTCAAATTGTAACTTCGCCTCATTATAGCTAAGTTCCCATTTAGAGCTACACCACATAATAATTTTAAAAGAAAAGTTTTCTTTGCCCAATCGCAAAATATCTTCATTTAGTTCATTAGAAGAAGATGTATAGGTTTTCCAGTCTGTCTCAACAACGAAGTGTCTCTTCTTTGTCTTGCCTTTAAGTGGTGCGCGTTTTTTTACACTTTGACATTGTTTTTTACCAATGTATTTTTTATTGTTCGTTAAGTTTGTTATTTCATAAATGAACCCAAAAGGAACACTAGACTCATCTTCAAGAATTAGTTCGGTATGCCAGTGACCGTAGTTCATTTTTTATTTTTTTTCTTCTTTGAGCGACGACGCTTTATAGCACCTTTGCGCGTCTGCACAACACTCGGTGGTGTAGCTATGCGCGCATCACCCTTAGCGTAAAAATCAGTTGAGTTTATAACACCTGCCTCAGGATTAAAACCACCTTCCGAAGACCCTAGTGCACTCGCTGCAGTAATATCTTCAGCAATAAGCTTTAAAAACGCGCATGCAAACTTATTACTTGATTCCATTATACACATATTTATAATATATATGTGGATACTCTAAGAAAATATATTGAAGAGGTAAATAAGGATCTTCATATTGATGACTTTAATTTAAAAACCACTCAAATGAAGCTACCTACTCGTAAGCACTTTTGGGTTGCACGTCTAATTGATGCAAAAGTAGAAAAGGGTAAACTTCTCTCGAAAAAGAAACAACATAAAAAAGAGCTTGTTTCGCGTATTATAGCCGAGAGCCCTGTTAAGATAACAACACAGACAGCTGAAGCTGCTGCTGAAAATACAACAGATATTGAAAACATAAACGAGAAGCTCAAAGAGCTAGACTATATTATTGAATATCTCGAGAAGGTTGAAAAAATCTTTAGCTCCATGCATTGGGAGATTAAAAACATAGTACAGATAAATCAAATGGAGCAGCTGTAATGAATATTACTTTTGACTATAATAGTAATACCGGTAAACTGTTACTTACATCAGATAGCTCTGAAATTTTTGATCGAATTCGAGAACACTTTAGCGTAGAAAATAAAGGTGCGCGTTTCGCACGACGCTTTAATCATTTTGCAGCAAGACGTAAATATATTATTACACCTCTCGGTACCTGCGAACTAGGTATATATTGGTTAATACGAAAGTACTTACTAGATAATCAAGTAATCTGTAATGTACATATAACTGAAAAACTAAAAGCAGCTCTCGAAATCGGTAAGACTGATGACCTTGTTGTAGATTTTAAATTTGAATTACGTGACTATCAAATTGATGTACTCAAAAAAGCTATGAGTACAGGTCGTGGTACTTGTGTACTCGGTACAGGTGCAGGTAAAACCTTCACTACAGCAGCTCTAATAGAAAACTACTACCAACGACAAAAAAATAAACCACTATTTAAAACACTTGTTATAGTGCCTGATCTTGGTCTCGTCGAACAGACTTATAATGAATTTTTAAGCTGCGGGGTAACATATAAAGTAACAAGATGGACTGGTTCACATGCACCAGATCTTACTGCAAATATTATTATTTGTAATATGGGCATATTACAAAGTCAATTTGAAGCTAACGATTGGGTAAAGTATGTTGATCTACTCATCGTTGATGAGTGTCATAAAATAAAGCCTGATAATAAAATTAGTAAAATAATATCAAAAATTAAAACATTACACCGCTATGGATTTACTGGTACACTACCGGAAGAACAAATTGATAAGTGGTCAATCGTTGGAAAATTTGGACCAGTAATTTACGAAAAGTCGAGCTTTGAGCTTCGTGTCGAAGACTTTCTTGTTAATGTAGAAGTAAAGGTACTTGATTTGCACTATACAGAAAGACCTCCATCACTAACAGAGAACAAATACAGAGATGAATTGCAATTCATTTATACTAATGAATATAGAAACCAGCTATTAAAAAATCTCAGTCAAAAACTAGCTAACAACACACTCATACTTGTTAATCATATTGAGCATGGAGAAAATCTTTTTAACAAACTAAAAGATATAGACAAGCAGGTTTACTTTATACGTGGTGAAGTCGAGGTAAGTGAACGCGAGGAGATTAAAAAGATTATGGAGAGTAGTGATAACGTTGTATGTATCGCTATTAGTGCTATTTTCTCAACCGGTGTTAACATAAAAAATCTTCACAATATTATTTTCGCAGCTGGTGGTAAGTCATTTGTACGTACGGTTCAATCAATTGGTCGTGGTCTTCGTAAACACGATAGTAAAGAACGCTTAGTTATAATTGATATTGCCGATCACCTACAATACGGAATAGCACATAGCTTGAAAAGACAAGAAATATACACAAAAGAAAAAATAAGATTTAGTACTAAAACAATCTTACAACCTTGAAATAATCTATTTCTATTATACACTTAATACAGATGGCAAGAGAAGAAAAAAGCAAAGAACATTATTATATTGACCCGAAAGAGTTTAAAGACTCACTTCAGGAATATTATAAATCAGATGTAATGACAGATGACCTAGCTGAGAATATTAAAAAGATTGCTTATGGTCTGAGTTACAATCCATCATTCATCAATTATACATATAAGGATGATATGATAGGTGACGCGCTCATTAAGATGTACGCTGCTCTTAAATATAAAAAATATAACTTTGATAATAATTCAAACCCCTTCTCTTATTTTACAACCATCGCCTTTCACGCTTTTATTAACCGTATTAAGAAAGAAAAAAGACATCACGAAGCAGTTAAAAATTATAAAGAAAAAATGTATGAGGAAATTATGACCGATCCTGAGATCAATAATAGCCATATATACGTTAAGCCTGTAGGTGATTATGACGAATACGGAGACGATTAAGCTAAACAACCCGCGTGTAGCGATTATATCTGATCTACACTTAGGTGTACATACCAATAGCTCTTTCTGGCATACTATTGCAATAGAATGGGCAATGTGGCTTCGTGATGAACTCACATCTAAAAATATTACCGATATTATTTTCTGCGGAGATTGGCATCATAATCGCAGTGAAATATCAGTTAGTACACTTCAAGTTTCAGCGGATATTTTAAGCATACTAAAAGATTTCAATCTTATAGCTATAGCCGGTAATCATGACATTTACTTTAAGCATAGAACAGATGTAAACTCACTTTCTATTTTTAAGAATAGACAAAACGTCAACATCATTGACAATAAGGTTGTCTCAATAAAACAATTTGATAAGACAATAACATTTTGTCCTTGGAATACACAAGTAGAAGACATTCCTAATAGTGATGTTATTTTCGGTCATTTTGAAATTGAATCGTTTGCAATGAACACCTATAAAGTATGTGAAGAGGGTCTCAAAGTAAAAGACCTCTTGCGTAAAAGCTCTTTAATACTTTCAGGCCATTTTCATACCCGACACAGTAAGCAATACGGTAGCGGTACAATTATGTACGTCGGCAATCCCTTCCAGATGGACTTTGGTGATATTAACAATGACAAGGGCTATCATATTCTCGATCTTAACGATCTTGAATGTACATTCTTTGAAAATAAAATATCGCCACAGTATAAAAAAATCTCATTAGGTGAGCTCGTTGAAGCTGGAGAACTTACAAGTGAGATTAAAAATACCTTTAATAGGAATATCGTTAAGTTGAAAATTGATAAAAATATTTCACAAGAAGATCTAGACTTCTTATTACAAAAATTACATCTTCTTACGCCACTCGAATTGACGATAGATTACGACATTAATTTTAATCGTCTAATGACCGAGACAGAAGAAAAAGAAGATCTCTCTGGTATTGATATTGAACAAGCTATTTCTGAGTTTGTAAATCTTCTTGAGATTGAGAATAAAAAAGATATAATCGAATACACGGTAGATTTATATCGTAAGAGTATAGCATGAAACGAGTTAACTTTAAAAAAATAACTATAAAAAACTTTTTGTCTATCGGCGAAGAGCCCGTCGTCGTAGAGTTTAAAAAAGGTCTACATGTTATTACAGGTGAAAATAAAGACAAGCCCGATAGACGAAACGCAATCGGTAAGTCAACGATTGCTGATTCTGTTTATTTTGCTATTTTCGGCGAGACGCTGCGTGAAATTAAAAAGGACTTAATACCGAACAATCTTACAAGCGGTAAGACTCATGTCGAACTTGACTTTGAAGTCATTACTACAAATTCACAAAAAGAGTACAAAATTGTACGAACACTCTCACCGACAAAGGTTTTTGTATACGAAGATGGTGTAGATAAAACGCATGATAGTATTGCAAATACTACAAAGTTTATTCTCGATGTTTTAAGCGCCACACCTGCTATTTTTAAGAATTGCGTTATTATGACTGTTAATAATGCTATACCTTTCATGGCAAAAAATAAAATCGAAAAGCGAAAGTTTATCGAGGATATTTTCGGCATGGAAGTGTTTAGTGAGATGACATCACGACTTAGAAGTGAATATAACGATATAAAGCGTGATTACGATACGCTTGTTACAACGCTAGATGAAGTTCAACGCTCGCACAAAAACTATACTCAGCAGCGTGATAATATTATTAATAAGAGATCTGAAAAGAAAGAACTATATCTACAACGTAAGAGTAATAATATTACCGAACGAAAAGAATTGATTGAGTATATAAGCAATATACCAGAGATAGATATAACAGCAACATCAAAGGATATAGAAAACTGCGAAAAGGGAATCGCAACATGCGATGATAAAATCGCCTCACTTACAACAGAGATCGCAACCGACAAACAAAGAATACATACAATTAAGGACACCTATCAAAAGATAGGTACGCAAGAAGAAAAATGCCCTGTATGTCTTCGTGAAATGAAAGAACATGATCTGAGTTATATTGAAGCTGAAAAACAAACACTCAAATCACAAATAGAGCAAATAGCTGAAACAGTTAAGCAAAAAGCGCAAGATCTTGAAACAATCAATAAGAAAAAACTTTCTATAAAAAATAAAATTACTCAGTTACATAATAATAAAAATGCTGCAGCGCTTAGAGAGCAAGACAGAAAAAATAAAGAACAAAGAATAGAACAACTTGATAGTTGGTTGCTTGAGCTCGAACAAGATCTCGAATCTGTACAAAGCACAGAAACAGACTTTGATAGTGTTATTGTAGAAACAACAGAACGACTTAATACCATTACAACGCAGACAGAAGAGAAGAAAAACAAACTAAGTAGTCTGGATATAGTAAAATTCATTGTAAGTGAGGAAGGTGTTAAGTCATATATTGTTAGTAGATTGCTTGAACTTCTTAATAGTAAGCTTCTATTTTATCTCAAAAAGCTAGATTCAAATTCTATATGTATTTTTAATGAGTACTTTGAAGAAGAGATTCTAAACGAAAAAAATAAAGTATGTTCATATTTTAACTTCTCAGGCGCTGAGCGTAAGTCAATTGACTTAGCATGTCTATTTGCTTTCTCAGATATTAGAAAACTACAAGGTGGTGTACAATACAATATTGCTATGTATGACGAATTGTTTGATTCTTCCTTTGACGAAAAAGGACTTGAACTTATTACAACAATATTAAGAGAACGAGTACAAGAGATAGATGAGTGTACAATGATTATTTCTCATCGTAAGGAGTCGATCAAAGCTGCTACAGGTAGTATTGTGTATCTAGAAAAAGAAAACGGTATAACTCGACGTAAACAATACGATGATGTATAGTTGAAAAGCAAAAAATAAAAACTAATTATCACATATGCTAACTGCGCCTTTTGCTTCTCCATTTGCTTCACCTTTTGCTGCGCCTTTTCCAAAAAGCATGGAAGTTGCGAAAAGACCATCAGGTCCAGAAGTACCAAGAGAGTTGTCACTACCGAGATATGTAAACTACCTCGCTGATTATAGTGGTTGTGGTCACTGGCGTATTTTATGGCCTGAACAACTCATTAATGCGATGGGCCATGGATGTTCTTCATCGCTTACAGCAATGGTTTTTGATCCAAGATGGTATCAAGATGTTAAGTGTGTAAAGGTACAAAGACAGGCTAGTAGTTCACAAAAACAATTTATTAAATTCCTAAAAGAGATACAACCGCAATACAACTTCAAACTAGTCTATGAAGTTGATGATGTCGTCTTTAGAGAAGACATTCCCGATTACAATAAGTTTAAGTTTGCTTTTGATAATGATGAGATAAGACAGAACTGCGTCGAAATCATTAACATGTGTGATGAAGTTACTGTTACATGTAATTTCATGAAAGAGCTTTATCAAGAGCGTACCGGTAAGAAGGAAATTACCGTTATACCTAACTTTGTACCTAATTTCTGGATGGGTCACTTATACGATCGTAAGCGCGTCTATGAAAACTTTGACAAGTACAAAAGAAAGCCACGTATTCTTTACACAGGTTCTGGTGCGCATTACGATGTAGATAACAAAGTTGGTGGTAAGGACGACTTCGAACAACTTTTAAAATTTGTAATTGATACACGTCACAAGTATCAGTGGGTATTTATGGGTTCATTTCCACCGCCTCTTGCACCATACGTGCAGAGTAGAGAGATTGAATATCACCCATGGCAAAACTTAATTGAGTATCCACGTGCTATCGCTGCACTTAATGTTCAGCTAATGATCGCACCGCTTCAAGATAATAGTTTTAATAGAGCTAAATCTGATATTAAGTTTATTGAAGCAGCAACTCTCGGTATTCCGTGCTTGTGTCAAGACATGGTGACATACTCTACAGCACCCTCAGAGCTTAAATTTAAAACAGTAGAAGAATTTGCCGCTAAGGTAGAAGCTATTTTAAATTATAAAAATAGACAAAGATACTATCAAGGTGTAGAAATTTTGCATAGTATCGGTGCCAAGCGAGCCTTAGAACATCCTGAGAATTTAGGATGTCACCTTGAAGCCTTGAATACTCCTTACGGTTCACCAGATCGTAAATATTTGAGTAAGTGGAATTAAGTAGAGCTTGATTAGTTTCATAGCTTACATATAATCTTCTTATATGTATAGAAATGCAGTCTACAACGGTAGAGAGCAATCACTGAGTCTTTTTACGTGGGACGAAAACGGTAAGAGAGTTGTAAATACTGTTTCAGTAAATCCCTATCTTTATGTAGAAGATGCTCGAGGCGATAAGACCACAATTTATGGTACAAAAGCTAAGAAGAGAGTATTTAACAGCGCATATGATCGCAATCAATTTGTTAATACATCGGGTATAAAAAGAATATTTGAAAACTTACCCGCTTCACAGCAATACCTTATTGATGTGTTCTGGACGGAGAACGAAAAGCCCGAATTCTCACAGCACCCATTGAAGGTGACTTTTATAGATATTGAGACATACTCTGTCGATTCGTTTCCCGATATCGAAAATCCAACACACACCGTAAACGTTATTACGTGTTATGATACTTTTACTAACAAGTACCATACATTCGGTCTTAAGCCTTACACCGGTGACGCAAAAAATATTATATATACGCATTGTAGTACAGAGAGAGAGCTATTTAAAAAGTTCTTAGCTTACCTCGAAGCTGATTACCCGGATGTACTAAGTGGATGGAACTCCGAGTTCTTTGACATACCTTATATTATTGCTCGATGTGAACGTATACTGGGTGACGAATACGTTAAGCAACTCTCACCTTTACGTAATGTCTATTTCCGTTCTATCAAAGGCAAATTCGGACGTGATCAAAAACGCTATTATATTGACGGTGTTTCGTCTATTGACTACCTTGACATTTATAGACGCTTTTGTCTTAAGCTTCGTGAGTCATATAAGCTTGATGCAATCGCAGAGATTGAGTTGGGTGAAAATAAGATAGATCATGAAGGTGTAAGTCTCTCAACACTTGCTGATACTGACTGGAATAAATTTATTGATTATAACATTCAAGACGTTTCTCTCCTTGTTAAGCTAGAAGAAAAGCTACAATACATTTCCCTCTTACGAATGCTCTCATATGTCGGTCTCACGACACTCGAAGGTGCAATGGGTACAATATCCGTCATCAACGGAGCACTGGCTATTAGAGCAAGAAAACGAAACGAGATATTATCAACGTTTGTACGTAAAGAAGGTTCAGGTAAGAATCCCGGTGCGTATGTAGCAGAGCCTAAAAATGGATTTAAAACTAACGTTGTATCTTTTGATGCTAACTCACTATATCCAAACGTGATGATCTCTCTAAACCTTTCACCTGAGACAAAAATTGGTCGGGTTGAGAAAAATGACAACGGTAGTGTTACCGTCTATCACGTTTCAGGTAAGAGTCTTGATCTTGCTCCTGATAAATTTGCAGCTTTTATGAAAGCAGAGAGATGTTCTCTCACTAAAGCTGGTTTCTTATTTACACAAAAGAAGAAAGGCATTATACCGGAGTTTCTTGACTACTATTACAACGAGCGTGTTGAAATTAAAAAGCTTCTATTTGAAGCTAAGAAGAAACTTACACAGCTTAATAAAAAGGATAAAGAATATAAATCACTGCAGTATGAGGTTGAACGTCTCAATACTAAACAAATGGTGATAAAGATTCTTGTTAATTCGTGCTACGGATATATGGGTAACAAACAAGCGCCAATTGGTGATGATGATATCGCTTCATCCGTTACACTAACCGGGCAAGCTGTTATTAAGCAAGCAGGTAAATTACTACAACAATATTTGCGCGAAGAATTCAATATTACAAACGAGCATACGCTCGATGAAAGTTGGATTTATTCCGATACTGATTCATGCTACTTCTCGTTAGGCTGTATTGAAGATCAAGTACCTATTAAAGTAAACAATGAACTGAATCCAAAGTTCTATGATACCGTACAGAGCCTTGAAGACTATCTCAATACACATATTATAACCTGGGCGGAGAAAGCACTAAGAACAGAGGACTGTAGATTTGTATTCAAACGTGAGTGTATTAGTGATGTTGGCCTCTTTTTACAGAAGAAGAGATACGTTATGCATATTCTCGATGATGAAGGTATTCAGGTCGATAAATTCAAGTATACAGGCGTTGAGGTTGTAAGAACAACGATGCCTAACGCTATCAAGCCCTACGCTAAGAAGATTATCGAGACGATGCTTATGACACAGTCTTTACAAAAGACAAACAGTATCCTAAATGAAACATATGATACATTTAAGACACTTGCTGCAGAAGATATTGCTTTTGTTATGGGTGTTAAGGGTTACGATAAATATGCTAGTACATGTAAGGAGTTGAACATCGGTAAAGGTACACCAATTCACGTCAAGGCAGCCTATCTACATAACTTTATTAATCGTAAGCACAATCTTGAAAACAAGTACGAAGACATCTCTTCTGGAGATAAGATTAGATACTTCTATGTACAACAACCTAATAAGTATGGAATTGATGTAATTGGATTTAAGTATGGTTTACCAGAAGAATATAAAAACCTGTTTAAGATAAATTACGAAAAGATGTTCGAAAAAATTCTGTTTAGCTCGATTGAACGTTTCTACCAAAGCGTTAATTGGCAGATAAGAAAACCATCAGAGAACGTGCAATGTGAGTTGTTTGATTTATTCTCTCTTTAAACCTTGAAAAGGAAAAAATATACCCTAAATTATTAATATGATTACCTTTGTAGATCAAATCGGCAGAACAGTTATTGGCAAACTTATTGAAGAAACTGATACAACAATCGTTGTTGATAATCCTGTTATTATTCATGTACAACCTAACCCACAAACAGGTCAACTCCAAGTACAATCCTTCCCGTACCTCTTTATGGAATTTATTAATCCTGAGAGCCGTGAACAAAATCATTGGACGTTTAATAAGACCTCTATTGCTACTTCGAAAGTACAATTAGATGATCGTATTGTTTCGCAGTACAATAATATTAATTCTCCACCAGCTCCACAGCCTCCGCAAGGTGAGCCAGAGGTAATTAAGTTGTTCGAAGAATAAACCCAAAAAATAAACCCTTTAAAACCTCCAGATTAATCTGGAGGTTTTTTTATTTTATAGTATACTTGTTGTATGGATAAAGATATTAAGAGTGCGTTAGACGAAATTGATGATGTAAATCCCTTTGCAACATATCTTGGTGATAGTACACTGAGCCGTGTCAATGGATGGGTAGATACTGGTAGTTACGTTCTTAATGCTATTGTTTCAGGATCGATTCACGGTGGTATTCCTAAAGGTCGAGTGACCATGCTTGCAGGTGAATCAATGACTGGTAAATCACTCTTCGTTCAAAAAATTCTCGCTAAAGCTCAACAAGAAGGTCTTATTCCTGTTATCTTTGATACAGAGAATGCGATCGATCCTGAAGGTGCTGAGCGTCTCGGTCTAGATATTTCGAAAGTAAAATATGTACCGTGTGTAAGTATTGAACAAACACGCAATGCTTTGTTCAAGTTTCTTACTTCAGTTAAAGATAAAAAGCTTGAGGGTAAATTTATTATTGCTATCGACTCACTCGGTAACTTACAATCCGAACTTGAGCTTGCGCGCATGGGTAAAGACAGTACATCAGCTGATATGGGTACAAAAGCACGTGCAATGAAATCGTTGATGCAAACTTGTACTAACCTCGGTGCTGTTACACAGACTACTATTCTCTGCACTAACCATGTCTATGACGACCCTGCAGCTATGTTCCCGTCTATTGAAAAACATATGCCTGGTGGTAAAGCTTGCGTTTATCTTCCTTCTGTAACTGTACAACTTGCGCGCAAGCCGATGAAGTCAGATGACGGTAAAACCACTGATGGTGAATTAGCAGTTGGACAAAAATCTTATGCAGGTATTATTATTAGAGCTCTTACACGAAAGAATAGGTTTATTAAACAATATCTTGAAGGTGAGATGTACCTATCCTTTGCTAACGGATTGGATAGGTATTACGGCTTGTTGGATCTTGCAGTTGGTCTTGGTGTAGTAGTACAGAATGGATCAACATACGCTCTTGAAGATGGTACTAAGCTAGGCTACTATAAATCGTGGCGGAAAGATTCAGAGCTTTGGGAGAAAACTATCTTACCAAAACTAGAAGAGAGAATTAAAAAGGAATGGTCGTATAGTAATCTTGAAGAAGAAGTACCAGTAGAGATAGAAGAAGAAGTTAACTAAAAATGAACAATAAAATAGTTTTAGCATTTTCCGGTGGTATGGATAGCTCTGTACTACTCTTTATGGCAGCAGAAAAAGGCTATGAAGAAATTCATACTGTAACATTCGATTACGGCCAACGTCATCATAGAGAGATGCAGTGCGTACCTCTCCAAAAATGGAATCTTCAAGAGAAATACCCTAACGTAAAATTTACAAACAAGGTACTTGATGTGAGATATCTTAAAGACATATCACCTACATCATCTCTTACAAACCTTGACATTGATAACCCCGATATAAGTAAAATAGCCGGTGATGCTCAACCTGTTTCATACGTTCCTTTCCGCAATCAAATGTTTATTACTATTTGTTGTGCGTACGCAGAAAGTCTCGGTGCAGAAACGGTTTGGTATGGTGCTGCGCAAGTAGATTCATTAGCTGGCTACTGGGATGGTTCGCAGGAGTTTGTAGACTCGATAAACAACCTCACAGCTCTTAACAGACAACATAGAATCCTCATTGAAGCTCCATTGCTCTCCTTGTCAAAAGCAGATATCATACGAGAAGGTGTGAAGCTAGGTGTGAAATTTGAAGACACCTGGACGTGTTATAGTAATAGAGAAGATGAGCTTGCAGATGCTACAACACCATCGAGTAGTTTAAGGCTTCAAGGCTTTATTGAAGCTGGATATAGAGATCCCGTTAAGTATCTACAACAAGATAAACTTAACGGGATATATGAAGAAAAGAATTGTAAGGAATTATAATCCGTAACGTCTAAGTTCTTCTAACTGATACGAAGTTTTTGGTTTGTATTTTTCCTTAAAGGATTGATTTGTACTTTCCGAAACATGAGTAAGACTATCTTTTCTAGTCTGCTCTGTTAAATAAGCTGAAGTATAACTTTCTGTGAATGTAGGATTAGCGCGCTGATATTTATCAGCACTTGGATAGTTCTTTTGTATTTCTTCAATTGCTTGCTTAGCTATTTCCTTTGTTTTAACAGCACCACCCTCAGACATTACCGCAGTAAACATCTGTTTAATATATGGGTAGATTTTTGGGAAACGATCGAAGATCTCTCTTTGATCGCTTAGACGAATAGAAATATTAGTAACGTCAGTGAGCTTTTCATCAGGCGTGTTAATTACATCTTGTAATTGATTGATAAGATCTCCTGAACGCAATGTTTTAAATCCTTCAGTTACTCTCGAAGTAGGCTTAAATCCTCTTTTTCTTGCTAAGCCCTTTTCCCACGCTTCAACTTTGCCACTCTTGTCAATATCTGCCTTAGTAGCATCATACTCTTCATCTTCTTTTCCACTCATAGCAGCATCATATTCATCTTCATTTACATCATACTCTTCGAGGGATTCAGGCTCCCAATCTTCGGCATCTTCCTGCATCTCTTCATCCTCACCGCCCTGTGAAATTGGTTTTACAGCAGAAGACAAATAAGCAGCGATTTTTTCATAGCCAGGCTCGTTTGCAATTTGTTGAACGAATGATTTAAGAGCTGCAAGACTATTAATATTACTTGAATAGTTAATAACTTCTGCTAGAGCTTCTTCTTCAATATCAAAGCCAGGCTCTCCGAGATCTTTTTGAATATCAGCGAGTATTTTTGCAACAGCTGTCTTTACTAAAAGAGATTCATCAGCTACGATATCCGTTAATGCATCATCCATTTCTTTACCTGACTTAGCTTGTCTCATTTGACTTGCCATTTCTTGTGCTGCAGCTTGTGCAGCATATTTTTCTTCTCTACCTCTATTTGTACCTACGCCGTTAATAAAATCATCAAGCGTCGAAGTAACACGATCTGCTATCTCTTGTGATTTTGCGTTAATTTCTTGCTGTTTAGCCTTAAGAACACTTAATAGTGCTTGTTTCTTACCAGTAAATCCTGCACCTCTTTTAATTGCATTGAGTTCTTCATCACCTATAATATCGAGGAAGTAAAGTGTTTCGCGAATAAATTTTATTGTATCGAGTGGAGCAGAACTCAATCCACTAGCTCTCATTTTTGATGTAACACCGCCAAATGAAGGGTGTGCTGAAACATACGGTGAAGCTTTTGCTTCTTTTAATACATATACCCGTGATAGTAGATCTTTGAACGAACTCATATAACATATTTATACAAGATGAACTTAAATTGGAAAGATTTTAATGAAATGTCTTTTAATCAGCTGCGTAAAGTACCTGGTATAGGTAGAAAAGCAGCAGAACGTATCATAGACAACCGTCCCTATAGATCTAATAATGATTTATTTAAGATTAAAGGGTTAGGCGCCAAGACTTTAGCAAAATTAGGCATAGAAAAGGTCAAAAAGGAAAGAAAATCATGGTATTTGATGGAAGATGGTATTGAATATCCGGATTTTTCACTAGCAAAAAACATTCTTACAGGAAAAATTGATTTTTTCTGGAGAATTCCAAAAGATAAACGAGAATATCTTGTAAAATAATGTGCGCTATAGTAGGATCAAGTAATGCCTCAATGTTTGAGGTAATGTATGAAGCAAATCTACCGAGAGGTAACTTTGCTTCCGGGTTAATCGGTCTTAATAGCGGAGGAGACCAAATGGTCCTCAAGAAAAAAGGCACAATTAACTTCGATAAAGTTCAATTAGATGATATTAATGATTATTTTATAGGACACGTACAGGCTCCTACATCAGCAAAGCGTTCCTGGTCGTATGATACATCTCATCCCTTTGAATCTCTGTCATGGTCTGTTGTTCATAATGGTGTCCTTACAAATCACGAACAAATTAAGAAAAAATATGTTAATTGGGATGTAAATCCTGTAGATACATCAGTAATACCTAATCTATTACAGCACTTTACAGAAGAATGTAGGGGAGAATGCCCGGCTCATGAGATTATCAAGCGTGTTTTGAGTCAACTTGAAGGTACCTTTGCTCTTTGTATGGTAGATACTGATAGTAATGATGTTTATATTGCTAGACAAGGTTCAATTTTACATTATAACGATCAAGGTGACTTCTCAACACTAGGTGGAGAGGGATTCAAAGTACTTCCTGAAGGCACAATCTTAATGTTAAGAGATTTTAGCGGTTGGGATGTAGTCAATCACTTTGAAACCAAATCACCATTCCTATTTTTATGAATGCTTTTTATTTTTCAGCAACAAAAGGTAAGAGACAAGATACAATACTATATAAAAATTATTCTTCTCTCTCAAAATTCTTCTTTAAAGAGAATAATACATCGTCTCTTGCAAGTGCTTATAACAAAGCAATAGATTTTGCACTGCAAGAAAAGTCTGACTACCTGGTTTTGTGTCATGATGATGTAATAATTGAATCAGATCTTTATTATAAGCTAGAATCAGCTATGGAAGGGTACGATGTTATCGGTGTTGCAGGTACAACAGAGTGTAAACTACAAGAACCTGCACTTTGGCATCTTATGGGTGGTGGTTTTGGTGGTGGAAAGCTGCACGGAGCTGTAGCTCACGGTAATAATAAGCAAAAATCCATGACATACTTCGGTGTTTATCCACATCGCGTACTACTTCTTGATGGAGTCTTTATGGCTATTAAGAGAAAAGTGTTCGAACAAGTGAGATTTGATGAAACATGTCCTGCAAAGTTTCATTTCTATGATCTAGACTACTCTCTATCGTGTCATAAAGCTGGTTTTAAGCTAGGCGTTTCAGATATCCTAATTACTCACGCCTCTCCAGGGTTGAGAGAGTTTACATCTGAATTTAACGAAGGTCAAAAGTGGTTTCTTGAAAAATGGAAAGGTAAGCTATAATAACGTCGTGAGTAGATTGGATTTAGATTATTTTGAGAACGTCATTATATACAAATCGCTCACAGACTCTACCTATCTAGCGTCTATTGTAGACTTTGTAAAGCCTGAGTTCTTTAAAACGAAGAATATCGCTACAGTCTTTACTATTATTTCTGACTTCTATAACAAAAGACAGAAATTACCTACTGTAACCGAGATAAAAACATATCTTGTTACAGATGAACTACGTGAATCGTTTAAAACGATTGTACAGTCATTTACAAATATCGATAAAAACATCGATAAAGACGAGCTCTACGAAAATACCGAGCGCTTTCTTAAGGAAAAAGCTGTATATCATACAATGCTCTCTATTGCAGAGGATGTAGCCAAAGGTCAAGTTGATACTTCTGTTGCTTTAGACAAGTTTGAGAAGTCTTGTAACATAAGTCTTGTTACAGATCTTGGGTTAGATCTGTTTGGTAACATCGATACTGTTATCGAAGACCTAACCACTACACAGAAAACGATTCCAAGTACATGGCCATGGCTTGATGATGCACTTAGTGGTGGATTTTTAGAGAACGGACGTGCGCTTTATGTGTTTGCGGGTGAGACAAACATTGGTAAATCTATTTTCCTTGGTAACATTGCTACTAATATATCAGCGCAAGGTAAGAACGTATTGCTAATTTCGCTAGAAATGTCCGAGTTGCTATATGCAAAGCGTCTTTGTACTAATGTCTCGAAGATTCCACTTAAAGATCTTGCTAGTAACCCACATGCACTAAGACAAGCAGTAGTAGAACAACGCCAATCTGGTTCAGGAAGTATATTTATCAAGGAATTTCCACCAGCTACTATTACTCCCAACCAGCTTAAAGCGTTTATTAAGAAGATTTCTGATACAGGTATAAAAATTGATGCCATTGTACTTGATTATCTCAACCTACTTCACTCTACTATTGGTAATAACTCCTACGAGCGTATTAAAAGCGTGACAGAGCAGTGTAGAGCTATGAGTTATATCTTTAACTGCCCTATAATTAGCGCAACACAGTTAAATAGGTCGGGATTCGATCAAGAAAACCCTGATCTTAATACGATTTCCGAATCTATCGGGTTAGCTGCAACAGCTGACGTTATTGTTTCAATCTATCAGAACGATGAAGATAGAGAACTTAGTGTTATTAGGTTAGGTATGATGAAAAACCGATATGGTCCGCGTGGTCATACACAAGCGATGCGAATAGACTATCCGACACTTACAATAACACAAGCAGATGATGTAGTGGACTTTGCAGAAGATAGTTCTTTTAATACACTTGCTGCATTTTCTAACTAATACTTAAAATGTTGATTAACCACTACACAAAACTAAGTAATGTGTAGTGGAAATACTTTATTTTGAACAGTCTAAAAAGATAAGACAAGATGTCGAAGCTTTGCGCAATGGTGCTACATCACTCACCACAGCAGAGCTCGCTGACGTTAAATTATATCTACAGCGTTATAAGGATTATCTCCAACATACTGATTTTTTTCAAGGTAAAATAAAAGAATATCGTGTAGTAAGCTGCTTTGCTGAAAAATTCCATGTAGAGTTGCTTGACTATATGATTAATAAACGGGAAGCTGATATTTCGTTTATAGTTATTCTATCAGATAAGAAAGTTCTCTTCAAGAAAAGTAAAAATTGTAGTATTGATCTCTGTAATCTTGCAAAAATACTCTGCGATGGAGAGTGTGTAGGTAATGAAATCGATATAGCTTATGGTGAGCTCAATAATACCGCTATTAACTTTACCAAAATTCTCACCCCATGTTAAATTTAGATATAGCAGAATTACCATCGCAAAATTTAATACGTACAGAGACGGAGCATCTTTTACTTTCATTCTGTACCTTTTGTACGTTATTGAAAGGAAAAAAATTAAGCCTTCAAAATGTTTTTCTTTTAATACTACAAGATAGTAAGTTGAAGGATATTCTAAAAGAACTTTTAAGTATTGACTCTAACTATGAAGTAGTTAAACTCTTTATAGAGTACGATCCACTGATTACTACAAGTAAATACGTTACAAAATTTCTCAATACGAAGCCGAATTTAAATCTATGATAAGCGAGCGACAAAAAAAGATATACAATTCTTTTTTACGCGCATCTAGATTAGCAAAAAACAAACCGTATACGCAGAGACAAAACTTCGATAACATATCTCCAACTATCGAAGTCGCTTTAAAGAAACTAGACAATTTTTTTTCATCTCATAAAACGGTAAGCTATAACGACTTTTTTGCCGCACCATATAGCATTTATACTGATACAGATTTCTTTGAATTGAAGTTTTATATTACGCCGCGCGCTGTAAAGTGTTACACGGAGTATATTAAAAAACAAGAGAATGCTGATGCAGACAGCGATGTAACGATAGAGAGATGCAAAGCATGCTGTTCAAATATTTACAATTACTGTAAAGAAAATAAAATAACACTTCAAGAATATAGAGAGAGAATGTGCGAATCTATTCCTCTTTACATACAACATCTTAAGGAACATAAAATTAATTTTTATACCATACACGGCTTAGATATTCCGCTAACAAGCGCACAAGAAGCTTCGGACATTCTACGTTTTATGTTTGATGATTTTCATACAACCTTTCACAGTACGCGTTTGAAATTCATTCGTTCATCGCGGCTAAAAAATGTTGTAAGAACTGCTTTTTCAATAATTGAAGATCGATTATTGATTTTTGGAAAATAATCCGTATAATAAATTATCAGTAAAAACTGTAAACTAAAAAACAACAAAATAAAATTATGAGTACGTTTAATACAAGTATGTTCCAGTCGATCAAAGCTGCACTCTCTAAAAACGAAGAGAAAGCTGCTTCTGGTCTTTATAATGAAATCATGAAAACCACACCGGGTAATACCTACACGGTGCGGCTTCTTCCGTTTGCAAAAGATCCGTCAAAGACGTTCTTCCATTACTATGTTCATGGATGGACTTCTTTCTCGAGCGGTCAATACGTTCAGGCTATTTCGCCTCAAACGTTTAACGAGCGCGATCCTATCTCTGAAGAAAGGTTCCGTGTTCTTCGTACCGGTACAGAGAGTGAGAAAGAGAAGATGCAAGCCGTTCGTCGTTCAGAAAAGTGGCTCGTTAATGTTTATGTTATCGATGATCCAACCAACCCTGAGAATAACGGTACCGTTAAGCTTCTTAGATACGGTAAGCAGCTTCAAAAGATTATTATGGAAGCTATTGAAGGTGAAGATGCAGAAGAGTTTGGTCCTCGTATTTTCGACCTAGGTTCAGAAGGCGTTAGCTTTAAAATCAAAGTCGAACAGCAAGGCGACTATCCTACTTATGTCTCGTCAAGATTTACGAGCGCTGGTAAGCTTAACCTCACAAAAGAAGAGCAAGAACAGATCTATAGCAAGGCCTATAATCTTGAAGAAGTGTTTACTGTAAAATCTTTCGATGAATTGAAGCAAATGATCGATGAGCACATCTACGCTACAGAAGCACCTAGAGAAGAGGCGCCTGCGTCTTTCAAACCTGCAGCACAGCCAGTAAAGCAACAAGTCGCGGCGGTAGTTGAGAGTACAATTGAAGATGATATTGACGCGCTGCTTAAAGACCTGTAATTATGACACCAGAAGAAAAACAAGCTCTTCTACAGTTTATGGGTGTGACGTATGGTCACACCCATAAACTTGATACCGGTATCGTTGGTAGTTCGCAGTTTGTGCAGCCTATTAGTACAAAGGTTAAACAAACGTTTGAACAATTACTCAAAACTGATACAGTTGCAAAAGATAATACTCCTCAACATCAACCTGTTCAAGAGCAAATTATTCCTGAACCTGCTTTTAGTCCACCTGTACCAAATTATATACCAACACCTCAACCTCAACCTGGTCCTAAAGAACCAGTAAAGGTTAATAGTGACGTAGCAGAGGAGCTAAAAAATATTAACTTGCAATTAACCCGTATCGGAGATATACTTCATAAAGCAGTCAATGGCAGAACAAACAAAAAAACTAAAAGTAAAGTCCAAGAGTAACTTTGTAAAGTATCTCGATTCATTTTCTAAGATTGGTGATTCGTTTATTGTTGATGTAAACGAATCACATCTCTCTACAATAACTGCATCGCCAGATAATACACTTATTATACACGGTGAGTATAGTTGCGAAGCTAACTATAATACGACACTTAATATACCTGATTGTAAAAAGCTCGTACGTGTACTCGATGCTATCGAAAAAGAAGATATAGAAATTATTATTAATAATAATAGCTTAGAGTATAAAGATAATAGTGTTAAGTTTAAATATCACCTCTTTGAAGATGGCTTTCTCACTAAACCTTCGCTTAGTGTAGAAAAGATTAAGAAATTTACTTTCGACGTTACATTCAAACTCGCAAAGCAAACACTACAGTCGATTATCAAAGGTAGTTCCTTCGCGACAGAAACAAATAAAATATACTTCTACACAGAAGGTAGTAAACTTATAGGTGAGCTTACCGATAGAGCGAGACATAATACCGATTGCTATTCTATGTCACTTGGTGAAGTTGACTTTCAACTACAACCTATTGCAGTAAATTTTGATAATATTAGATTATTAACATTGCTTGACAACAACATTGATGTAAATATTAACACACAATTCGGTGTACTAATACTTACAACAAGTAATGACAATACAAAGCTCTCATATATAATTTCCTCTCTAACACAATGAACAGACACACTAAAAATAAAATATCTACACCTGGTTATTTTCTTAAAAGACTAAAAGATAATAATTTTAATACCTTTAAGATTTTTAAGAACTATGCGCAATCTGATCCACGTAGATGGACTATTCTTGTTGATCCAGGTGAAGCGTCTGTCTACATTACGTGTTACGAAAATAGTGCTTTCCAGGGTGATGTGATGTTTGAGTTTAATGACGGTGGTCGCCTCTTTCCTAAAAACTTTTCACTTAAGACAACCTCGATTGAAGTTGTAGTGACAAAACTTTTAGAAGCTGGTGTAAAGCAACTACAGCATTAATAAATATACGCATGGAGGAGGAGAAAGATAATACCGACTACTCTGACGACGACGAGAAGCTAAAAAATTTAATACGTGAAGCTTTAGCAATGCGTATTGAAACACGCACCAAACAAAAAAAGCAACAAAACCTAAACGAAACGCTTGGAGGAGTTGTAGGTGAATTTTTAAGCAGTTTCATTGTTATGGGATACGATCTTTCAGGCAATCCAGTCACCCTAAAACTTGCACCAACAATACAACATAACGAAGCACTTAAATCACTTCTCATTAAAGTTTTTGCAAAAGAAATAAGACCGGGGTATGGAATGGATGAAGAGATTTTTTAAACAACCAGAACATCCAGCAAAACGGTGCGCATATGCCGTTACAACGGGTGATTATGTTGGTGAAATATTTGTTTTTATTGACTCGGATAGCGATAATTTTAAGTTCCTTTCGATACCGAAAAATATTAATCGTATTGTCCCGAAAGAAAAATTTGAATTTGGCTTAGAAGCTAATATAATAGAATATGTAGAGCGATTACCTCGTCAAGTCTACAAACTTATTACTGCACAATTCTATTACAATGAGAACCCTAATAATCGATGGAAACAATTTGATTCACCGGACGTATTGGACGGCAAAGAATCAATCGAAAAGAGCTAATATCGATTCACAGGAAGAGATAAATAACTTTCATATCTTTTTTACCCTTAATGCTATCTTCTCTTATGTATCAAAGTTTACACCTGATACAACAATCCTTGTTTGGGATGAGAAAAAAGACTATCAAGTAAACGAACGTAAAGCGCAATTCTCTGACTATAAAGGAAATAGATCGCAAGATAGTACACCGCATCAAAATAACAACGCAATAAAAACTATTGCGCAATATCTCGGTATACCGTCTATCTTTCCAAGACAATATGAAGCTGATGATATTGTTAGTTACATCTGTCGCTTTACTGCAGGTAATAAAACTATTATTTCTGTTGATAAAGACTTCCTACAACTCGTGAATGATAATACAACACTTTACGATCCAATACGTAAAGTAGAATACAATGCTCAAAACTTTGAAGAGAAGACAGGATATAAAAACACTATTGATTGGCTGACAGCTAAATGCATTACTGGTGATAAGTCAGATAATGTACCAGGTATTTATAAATTTGGGAAAGCAAAAATAGCACGTCTACTAAAAGGTGAAGTTAAATTAACCGCAGAAGAAGAAGAGGTCTATAATCGTAACTACGCTCTTTTTAACTTGAGTGCAATACTGCCTGAGCATGATGAAGCTGTTTATTATAAGGAACAACTCGAAAATATTACAAGTACGGATTGGAATGCGTTTATTAATACATGTAAAGATCTTAACTTCAACACAATCCTAAATAAGAAAGAAGCCTGGTATTCACTTTTCTTTTTAAAGAATAAATTAAAAGCACTCTTTGGATGATAGTTCCAGAAGATTACATTATCTTAAAATTTTACGAGCTTGGTTATTATCCAAAGCGAAATAGATATAATGATACATATCAGTGCGGGTGTCCAATATGTAAAGAGGGTACATCGCTCGGTAAAAAGCGTCGATGTTTCTACATACCTAAAAACGATAATATTTTCTGCCATAACTGCGGATGGTCAAGCAAACCATCGAAGTGGATATGTCAAGTATCTGGCATGACAAATATCGAGCTTATTGAAGATATTAAGAATCATGTCCCACATGACAATGTAATACAAGAAGAAAAAAGTAAAAAGCCCGTCAATACAGAAACACTACCGAAAGATAGTATAAACTTATTTGACGACACGCAGACAAACTTTTATGGTAGTAATGATATTTTACGGGTATGTAAACAAGTTATAAAGACACGTCGATTAGATACAGCAGTAAATAGACCACAGACACTATACCTCTCCCTTACAGATTTTACTCACAAGAATAGACTGATTATACCGTTCATTAATGAGAGAAATAGCATTGAGTTTTATCAGTCACGTACAATAATGCAGTACGATACAAAAAAACCCAAGTACCTCTCAAAAATTAATTCTGAAAAAACGCTTTTTAATATTAATACTGTCGATCCTAATTCTGAATGTGTTTTTATTTTTGAAGGTCCGCTCAATGCCTTCTTTACAAAGAACAGCGTTGCGGTAGCAGGTATTACAGAAGGTAATCAGACGTTTACAGCTCGTCAGCGCGAGCAAATCGATACAGTTTTGAAGCTACATAAGAAGATATGGGTTCTAGATTCACAATGGATAGATAACGCCTCACTTGTTAAGACAGAAAACTTATTAAAACAGGGTGAGAGTGTTTTTATTTGGCCAGAGAAATTTGGAAAGCGTTTTAAAGACTTCAATGATATTGCTATGCATTGCAAGATTGACGAAGTAAAAGAAGACTTTATCAAAAAAAATACCTACGAAGGACTCGTAGGTATTTTAAAGTTATCTGAAGTTAAAAAATATAAAAATTAGACGTATTTGAATGATGGGTTCTGAGTCTGAGAAATATAACCTCTAAACGACTCGGTAAGAGCAGCTAATTCAGTAGCAACACGCGCAATCTTACGTTGTTCAGATTGTTTCATTCTATCAAAGATAGTATCTGCTTCGGAGTTAGCTAAAACAGATTGAATCGAATCACCACTAGTGCCGTTAAGGAATTCAAGGAACTCATCGCATTTTACAACCCATGAGCTAAGTTTGTCTTGCATAGCTTGTGATTGTGCGGATTTAATCTCCGCAGCCTTTGCTGCAAGATCATTGTTTGGTTCGCCACTCGGTTCAGTATCTGCATCGAATTCTGCAGGATCGGTACCTTTATCAAGCGAATCTTCCATTGCCTGACGCTCTAATTCAGCATTGTCTTGCTCTGATAATAACTTAAAGAAACTCTTTTCGAACTTATTCATATGTTTATTTATTCTTCTACATAAATAATTATGTGATTAATACAACAAATCCATACAGCACGGGTGTTGCTTCAGATTTTGCTAACGCACAAAGCGATGTTAAAAGCCAAATGAATCAATTTAAACGTGAAGAAGATGAAGCAAAAGCACCGCATGTGCTTCCCTTTTCTTTAGAGCATAAAATCGAACCTCTTCTTGCTACAGCTTTATTATCATTCGAGCAAATACGCGGCGAGCTTCTTACACAGCTAAAAAGTAACCCTGCAATAAATCAAGAAAAAGCAGATATTGTTATTAATAAAATACAACAAATTAACAGCGATATACTTGATTTATCACCTTATTTGCGTACAATCACTTTATAATGATTGGTATAATTAGGTCCTTGTTAATAACACTCGCTGTAAGCGGTGGCTTTGCTTTTGCTCTAAAACAATTCTTTGGGTTTTGGGAGTGTTTTGTTTTATTTACTGTGGTTCAGTTTTTGTTTTTCTTTTTTACAAAAAATAATCAAATTCAAGAAACAACAGACATTATACAAGATCTTGCTGATAATCTTGACGCTCTTATAGAAAAGCAACAAGTAAATGTTGCGTGTCCGTGTGGTAAAAATACCATACCAACGGTGCTATTTCTTGATGAAGAGGTTATATTAGAGTGTGATAAGTGTGGTAATAAATTTAAGGTTGTAGTAGATATTCAAACACAGCTTGTCACAGAACCTGTAAATATGGAAGTTGTTTATAATAATCTTAAACAACTAAAAGAACAAGAAAAGGAACTCTAATATAATAAGACATGAAGCAATTCGAATTTAAATTGAAAAACGGTACAACGAAAGTAATGGAATTTGACGAGTTCGTGAGATGGGCATGCCTCATCGAGGGGATCGATTATATTAGTAAAGCGTGTGAGCAAAACAATATTGAAGCAAGTGATGATTGCTGGATCAAGCCACTAGCAATTCAAAATTACATTGAAGAGCGGTTTCACTCTATGAAACACGACCTTAAGGTAGAAGCTACACTTGGTAACATTTAGTATTTGATACAATAGTAGAGAGCGATATTACGTGGTCTCGTTGCGCCGTATGCAAAGCCACTAGAACCGAGAGTTCCAAAGCTTGTAACCACAGTACTTGATCGTAAGACACCAGAGTAATCGCTAGCGCTAACAATATCATAGCCTGCCTTAGGAGCAAAAGTTATATTATCGTTTTCACTATCGCTATACAAACCTGTAACATTGAGAACATTTAGATTAGGATCGCCAACTGTTATAGTTCCTTTTTGTGTAGAAGCAAATGCTCTGTTAGAATCGATACCTCTACTATCATCCCAACCTCTCACAAATTCGCCTCTTAAATCAGGTAATGTGAATGTTGTGGTGCCATTGCCATTACCATATGTTGTGCCAATCGCTGCGAATAACGCTGCATAAGTTGTGCGACTTACTTGCTGACCATTACAGTACAGCCAACCAGTAGGAGCAGCGCTCATTGCAAATGTCATAATTGCACCTGCTGGTGTACGAAGTTGATCAACATATGCTTTTGTTGTGAGATGGGCACCGGAAACAGGCATTGCTGGTGAACCTGTGAGAGGATTGGTATTTGTTGGATTATAATCACCGTAGCATGATACTAAGCCGTGAGAGTGTAGTTCTATTTTAGGTATCCAGCTATACGTCGGACCCGTCGCACCAATAACGATGCTATCTGCGTATGTAGAAAGTGGGTTAGAAAAAACACCACTAGCTTGTGGATCATCGCCAAGAGCGATTCTCAACTCTGATTTACCTCCAAAATAACTACCCGAATTTACACGCTGTATAGATATTTGATCTGTATTCTCACCAGTAGCACCAAACATTACCTTACTTGAAGTTGGTATAAAAAGACTGCCGCTATTATTTGTAAGTTGTAAGCTGCCTACGTTTAACGTACCGGTAGATGTAATTGAGCCGTCACATTGAATATTACCATTAACATGTAATTTAGCACTCGGTGAAGAAGTACCAATGCCTACATTACCACTGCCTTTAATTATTAAACGTACTGCTTGTCTATCAGTACTACGATCACCAGATGGTGTTGTTGAAAAAACAAGATCTGATGAACCATTTGTTTCTATTGTACCGGCAACTCTTGATGTTGTAATATTATTTTCATTACGATAGTCGAGATAACCAAGTCTATATGTTACATTACTAGCAAAATCATTGTTAATAGAAATGCCATTATTTTCTGTCACAGTACCAGAAAAGCGAGCAATAGTATCGGTATCCATAACCTCAAACTTTGTACTGGGTGTTGTACCAACTCCTACTCTACCTTCTGAAGTAATAACAAAAGGTGTTATATCAGGATTAGTTTCATCCTCAACAAGTAAAACATTACCACTACTCGCTTGCGTTATTCTTAATGCATTTGTTGACGAGTTAGCGTTAATAATAACCGGTCCCGTCGCGCTTAAGACACCAGTTAAAACAGGGTTATTGCGATCAGCTTTTGCACTAAGCGCCACTGTGCTTACCGCGCCCCAAGATCCGCTGTTTGCTTGAACAGCAGTATAAACATCCGGTCGAATATCAAGAGTACTTTGAGCACCTGCTAGTGTGCTAGTAATTAAAAGATCGTCAATATGCTGCCTTACAATAACATCAGAAGCCATGTATATATTTATACAAAGCGCGCTTGATTTATTTACTACATGTTTTAAAATAATAATGTAACATGAATTTTACAACAGTTGTAGATATCGGCCAGTGGAATTATGTCTTTCCCAATATCCTTGTACTCGAATCATATAAGCAAAAATATACATATGGTATCTTTACAGGGTGCGGTACAACGTACAATTTATTAAAAGCGAAGATTAAAGCTCTAGATTTTAAATACGGTAAGGTATATACGAAGTTAATACCCGGCTTTTTTAACTATTTTAACCTTACAACGATGACACCTAATCATGATTGGATTACCGGAACAACAATGGATCGGTTTGTTGTACCGGATTTTTGCGAGTATACGAGATACGTGCATCTTGACGCGGATACACTAATTGTTTCGAAAGATATATTTAAACTAAATGAAATAGAGGTATCAGACCGTGGTCTCGCTGCTGTCCCGAGTCCTACTACTCTAGTAGAGCACGTTTTAGCCTTTAGTGCTGCAGATTTCCTCTTAGATCAAGTCAAAGAAAATAAATATACCTTTAATGCTGGTATAATGGTATTTGATACAGATAAGCTCAAGAAACATAAATTTAAAGATTTTATTAGAGATATGTATGCGCGTGGAGAAAATACTGCGTATATCAATGATGAGTTAATTCTCAATCTTTATGATCCAGGATTTAAAATCCTAGATGATAAGTACAACGTCAAGGTTTATCTTTATGAAGAGCTAAAATTATCACCGGAAGAAGTAACAGTAGTTCACTTTTCAGGTAAAACATACAAGCCCTGGTCAAGGACGTATTTCTCAAATATATCAAAGCTGCGAAAATATTACGGTCTCTGGGAATATCACTATTATAGTATCTTTGATTAATCCCCTTTAAACTTCACGCCAAGTGTAGTTAAAATATAAATCGAATTTATTATATCTTATTGAGTTTGTTATATAGTGATAGTAACTATAGATACTAGAGCTACCTTGAAGCGAGGCCGGTATTTCGCTAATTACCTCTTTTATTTCGGTGTTATTATTTATAAGAGCATTTACGATAACATCAACATAGTATTCTTCAGTTCTACCTGCTCCTATATCATAAGCAATCTTAGTTTCAGGGTTATCTTTTAAATTTACAGAAGCAAATTGATCGATTCCACTTTTTACTTTTTGTAGGAATGTATTAAATGATGAAAATCCCTGTACTTGAAATACTATACCGATAAAATTACCTGTTGGAAAAAGCTTAATAGTGTTTTGTAGCTGTATAACATCATTTTGATAAGTAGATGTATTTGTATTGTTATATGAGCTACTTTCACATTCATCTTGAAATACAAGATTTATTAATTTTTTTCCACCTCTTCCAGCACTATTGAGCATTGTTGTATCAAACGTGCGTTCAGTTCCGCTATTAAAAAAGCGTACACGTTGATTATAAAGATTTTCGTCATTATTATAGAAAGGTAGTAACTTCTCTTTTAGCTTTCCTGTTGTTACCATTCGATTTAAAACGGTAAGTGTGGAGTTCATTGAACCGGAACTATCAGCAATAATATTAACATCGGTATCTGTACTAAAAAATTGTTGCAAGACAAGCGTTTTTTCTTCTTCGTTTGTCGTTATACCATTTACACCGAAGAAATTATTTTCATAGTTATAAAGAGCAAGTGGAAACGCTACTCTCATTGCTACAAATTTATCATTAACTAGCTCATTACTAACTACCGAATCACTTTTTCTAGATAAAATAAGCGTATTTATTTGGTTATGAAGACCGTAAGGACGTGCAGATATATTATAATACGCAGTAGAAACGCTGTATGTGCGTGTATTGCTATCTAACCCGTGACCTATTTCATGAGGCTTAAAGGTTGAAAATAATCTATTTGTAATAGCAAAGTTAGGCGTAGCAGGCCAATTTGTACCAAACGTTGGTAGCGGTGTCTTATCTTTAACAAGTAAGAGATCATTATCCTTACGATACATTTCATTGTAAGGTATATTATATGTTACACCTGTAATTGGAACCGTAAAGGTGTGTCCAGAACCTGTTTTAAAAGGTAACTTTGTTGTAAAAGTATGATAACGATTTATTTTTAATCTATATTCTAAAATAATATACTGATTTGATTCTATAAGAATCGGTGCTAAAAATACATTACGTGCAAAAGCTGCTCCTGTTGCACTAGACTTAATAGCGAATTCTCTTACTGTCTCGTTATTTGTCGCTATTCTCGAGGAGAAATACGAATAAAAAACACGTGTTGATAAGTTCTCTGTAGTTACAGAGTGTCTACTACGTGGAATATTAACAAATTCCGATTGACTCGCTGGTGTAACAACGCCCTGAAGGTCATATCCTTGTGTTCCGGGTAAAGAGGAACTACTACCTAAATCTAAAACTGCAGTCAAAACCGAAGCGTCATTGCTATATAACTGCGATAGTCCATTAGCAAGTATAGTATTTTTACGCCAACCGCTTTCATAAACAACACGATCTCCCTCCAATACTTTAATATTGTACTCGCCCCTAAGCTCAGATATACAGTCGATTTTATTCATTATAATAACTCAAGTTAATTGTTGATAAGGTACCGACAAAAGTACCGACAGGGTGAGCCACCTGTCCAACGAGCTTATTTAATTCCGAATCTGTTAGTATCCAGTTATCGTTGATATTGTTAAGTGTAAGTGTTAATGTTCCGTTTAAATTTCTATATGCAAAGTAATCCTGTCTAAAAAGAATATCATTATAACCTGTGGCGGAAATAGCATATCCGTAATTATAAACATCAGGTCCTAGTTGACCCGTTTCATCATAACTACTAATAAATCCAGATATGATATTTACTGTTGTAATTGCAGTATTAATCTGCGACGGTAGAATATTAGCAGTAAATGGCGGTGGTTGTACTGGATTGTCTGCTTCAGATAATATTATCTTTATTTCTTGTATTAATTCATTAACAATAATTTCTGTTGTTCCTCTGTAATTATCTTTATACGCAGTTAAAATATTGAAAGTGTCGCATATTGGACATAATATTACACCCGTGCTATCTGTTACACCCGCTTGTTGACCATTAACAATAACAGTAGCACCGGGAGCACCGCTGCCATCCTGGTAAATTACCGCTACTCTTCTAAAGGGACAGTCATTAAAAATAGGAGGTGTAGGTGGTTCGCCATTACCACCAGGCTCTTCAGGGGGTTTTGCAGATAAAAGCGGTCCTTCAGTTATAACTGATAATTGTGGTAAGTTAGTACCAGGATCAAGAACAGGTATTTCTGTTTTACCTTCAAAATGAAAGTTCTCGACTATAACTTTCGGTACAGAAGCAATACTTGAAGAACTAATATTTTTTGTAAACGTTACACCGGGTCTAACATAGTTATATAACCCTACGCCTAAGTTTATATCCTGTGTCAGCAAAGGTATAAAGTCCTGATCTGGTGTATAGCGATAATCAATGTATATCGTACGGCCAAGATTACCCAGTCTTGCACGCACAGTCTTCTTAACACTATCAATAATATTGAAATTTGTTAAAGCGTAGTTAACAGAATATTGATTAAAACTATATTGCGGTGCACCTCCACGCATAGCGACCGAATTAGGTATTCTATCGCTGTCATCTTTACCGTCGCGAATAAAATTACCATTAAACGTTACAGATAAAGCAAAGCATCCGGTAGAATCAAATCCTACACCTAAGAGAGCACCTGCAAGACCACTCTCTCTATTTGTATTGTAAGTAGATATTTCATCCGGTCTATAGTATGTTGAATCTTCGTCAGGTCTAACATATTGTGATAAATCTACACCTTGTGAATAACCTAATCCAGGTCCATAGGTGCCGTTAACAGGTGTAATGGTATCATTCTGTAAGAAAAATAAAAATCCGAACTCCGTCTCTGGTGTTATATCCTCAAGATAATAATCAAACGACCAGACGATATCATAAAAAGGAGTAACACCTTGCTCGCATATACCAACAGATGCAGCGCTTAGTGATAAAACAGGATACTCCATATACTATATTTATACCCTCATGCTTTTACAAAGACACAAGTCATTCCTTGATCCTCATTAAATTTTGTAACATGCACTAATTTAAATCCTAATTTTTTATATTCTCTATACACTGTTCTAAAAAATTCTATTTCTATATTCAAAACCACACTATGCCTCTTCTCATCTACGAGTACAAAATCCGTAAATTCTTCACCTAGAGTGTAGACTCTTTTAGTACTAGCCACATAATTATTTAATCTTTTAGATAGTTGACAATCTGTTCTACCTTAGCATGTAAGTTCCTTATTTCTTCAAAAGATACATCATCACTCAATGAGACTTTATATGTTTTGAGAATGCGCTCTAGTACGACAAAGTCTTTTTCTTCAAGACCTTCAACAACAACTTCTTTCATAATTAAATTTCTGCGTCTGCTGTAAAGTGATAACCAGTAATATACAAATTGCTTGTTGGTGGTGAAGGATCTGCGAAGTTAACTGAAATAGTTGAGATGCGTTTTGCACCTAGGGCAACACTGTATACTGTGCCATTACTACCTGTAGCACCTTCCACATAAACACTTCCATACGTTCCTGTTGCTGCAGAAGAGTTTCTTGGATTATAAAACCTAACTGTTGGTTTTTTAGCCATTGGAACAGCGAAGCTACCCTGCGCGCAGTGTATACCACCCGCAACTGGTGCAACAG